TTTTTTTCAAGCAGAAGACGGCATACGAGATCTAGTACGGTCTCGTGGGCTCGGAGATGTGTATAAGAGACAGCCTCAAAAGTGGTGTTCATTATCACACCAATTTTCCGATTGGTCAGAATATCCGGGTCGCACGCACTTATCGGCTGGCCATTGTATTTGGGATGATAAACAATGACAGGTTTTGCATTCCAAACAACCGGAGTTTTAGCCATCTCATCAGCCGGGTACAATATAGGGCCCCCACTGCCATCCAATACCCCTTCCACCATCATAATCATAGGGGCAACCAAATAATCTCTACCCTCCATCGAATCGTGTCGAACATTTCCTGTGAAATTAGCTGTGAGTTTCAACATTTGATTCTCCTTATAACCAGATGCCTTAATAGCAGCCCCCTGCTTTGCCGCCTTAGCCTTAGCACCTTCACCTATATAGCATTTACCACTCTTGCCCCACTTCCATCCTTCCTTACCATCTTTTATACATCTTTGTACTGGCATATATCATATCCTTCATTATTCGATAGAATACGACCAAAGAAAGAAAGTATAAAAGGATTTTTGAAGGTGAATCAGAAATGAATCACAAAACCATACAAAATATATATATATGATTTGAGAGAAAGTGCTTGAAATAGGTATATTTATCAGAAATAGGTCTAATTACAAAAGCATCCAAATAAAAAAGGCTTACCAGCTATAAAAATCAGAAGATGCAAATCAAGAAAGCTGGTAAGCCTTCACTTTGGAGGAGATGTGCCGAAAAAGTTGGGGGCACATCAAGTGCTCGCATTGAGGAGGAGGAGTAGATGGGGAATAACAAAACACTCAATGGCCCCCGAACCAACCTATTTCTTCAATTGTATGATAGCAGGTTGGGAAGGGGGAAACGCTGACAAAACCTTCCCAACCAAGAAGACATCCTTGTCTTTACATCCCGGCACGTGAGAACATCAGCAAAGCACATCGCCGGGCGTCCTTGAGTCCCAACGGAACACATCAGGAGAATCCCATTTCTCAAGCGTTCCACCTATATTATCAAATTAACTCAGTGCTTCCTGCCAAAAATTTATAATAATTCTTTTCCCGCCCACACACTACGCCTTTCTATTTCTCGATAAGAACGTTTGATAGTTTTGGGACCTTCGGACTTTATACTCTTTTTCACGGCTGTTTTACCACGCTTCCCCCACAATTGACCTTTCTGTTTCATATTCTTTTCCGCAGGCATCCAACTGCAACGACAATTATGGCTTGCAACATTATTAGCAATATAATATGATTCAGTAGTTTCTAAATTATAGATATACCCCAAATAATGAAAGGCTTTACAATGAACAATAGAAGCATTCACAAAACGAGTATCATTACAAAGACGTCTTGCAATTTTCTTATCCCGTTGTCTATCAAAAAAATTGCAAAACTTTACAAACAAGGAATGTCTGAAAATGCTCTTTCCAAACAATTTAATGTAAGCCGCAGTACTATACGAAATCGCCTTTTGTCCACCAATATTCATATCAGAACCCAAAGTGAAGCGGAAACGATAAAATGGGCTAATATGAATCTGATTGCAAGAGCCAATCAAGTTAGAGCCGCACATAAAGCAAGAATCGGACAACAAGTGTCGTGGACAACCAAATGCAAACGCGCCAAGACTATTGAGAAACATCCGCCTAATAATTCGCCATACGAAATCAAACTTGCGAAAATGCTGTTGAAAAGAGGGATTAAAACTATTCCCCAAAAAGCAATTGGAGGATATAACTGCGACCTTGCTGCCTATCCCGTCGCCGTGGAAGTCTTTGCTGGAAAGTGGCATTGGTACGGAAATCACATCGCTATTACTGAGAAACGATTCCGCTATATCCTCAATTCTGGATGGTTTATCTATGTCGTTGCAATCAACAATTCTTTCCCTCTCACTGATGCTGTTGCACATCACCTCGCTTCCTATATCCAAAGTATTCGCAGGGACAAACCCATCAGATGTCAATATCGGGTGGTTTGGGGTGCAAACGAATTTATCACCAAAGGAAGTCTTAAAGACAAACATATCTCCATCATACCACCGTTTACTAACACCCGTGATTCCACCACCGGGCGTTACAAGCGAATCAGGAGGTAAGCAATTCGGATGTCGAGGAATTAAACCACGTGCCTCCTTAACTGTCATCACCACACCCTCTAAATCCCCACACAAAGGGCACACCCTATCATCCCCAACCGTACTCCACTCGGCCATTACCGTTATCTCTTTCACACCCAAATGTTCAAACGCATCCAATTGTCCTTCGGCGTGGGCGTGTATGATTTCAGTGCGGGCCAAGGTTAAAGCCCTGGTGTTAGTAATTTTAGTAACGTTGTTTCTCAACTCTCGTGCTATCTTTCTTGGACTATAACCCTTAACCAAACCCTCACTTAATATCCGGGACATTTGCTGACTCATCGATGATGTAACACCTTTCAATTCTTCAAACGTACGGGTGCTCAGTAATTCGATTTTATTCAACAATTCCGGGGCGTCAAATGCAGTCCGTAGAAATTCAGCCTTACCACCCAAGAAAAACTCATCACCTTCCATAGCCAACTCAGCAGCACGTAAATCAGTGTAAGCCCTCAACCCACCTTTGCGATAAGCTGATTCAACATAAGTGCCTGTCCAAGGTTTTCCTGTTATAGCATCAGTAGTCAATATCTTGGCGTCAATTTGTTGCTGGAGCCATTTCTGATATGCCTGGGCCTTTTGGGCAGATGTATTGAAACGCCAAGCCTGCCTCTCCTGCAAAATGGCCAATTCCTTTCGCTCCTCCAATCCAAAGACATCGTCGGTTACTATCAACGTTTGGATAGCTTTGGATACACTTTTGAATCGGCGTTTCATATCGGCACAGAATTTACGCCGAAGCAAGGTGGTCCTCGTCGGGTCACGTTTGAGTTGGTTAGGCATTATCCCTTTCTTCCAGTCCCTTTACCCCTACCCCCTCCTTTACCACGGCCCGGCCCACCTTTACTACATCCACCAGTATTCCTATTACGGCCCCCACCGCCTGAACGCCCTGTCCCTTTACCTGCACCCTTTTTTACGCCATAAGCCATTTTACTGTCCTTTCTAATTAAAAATTATTCTTGCCCTAATACTTCAGCAGCCAACCGGGCAGATTCAGATTTCTTAATTGCATCACTTTTTATAGCCACGTCACTTTCCCTGGCTTTCAATTCCGCTTCACGTTCTTCATCCTGCTCTTTCTGCAATCTCATAGCAGCCTCCTCTATCTGTTTAGCTTCTTCCAATTCCATCCCCAATATCATAGTCAAATACTCCAAAGGCGGAATCAAGGTATCCACACCACCACCCACATATTTAGCCATTGCTTCACTTAGTGTCTTCGCAATCTCAGCAGTTTCTTTTTCTCCCGGCACATTCAAATCAGGCCATTCTACAAAATACTCTGCAGGTTCCGGTAATATACCAAACATAATCAGCCTGTCAACAAATACACGAATCACCATAGGCGTCAAATATCCCTCTTGTCTTTTCTTAATTCGCATATTCCAACGCTTAGTGTCCTGGTCTGCCGCTAATCGGGATTCCTCTGTCCCTACAAACACACGATATGGCGCACCCAAACTCACAGCAATATATTTCATCTGGGCCTCTATATGACCTTTGGGGTCTGCTACCTGTGGGGAAAGACTTTTAGCAGTAACACCGGATATAGCTATATATCTTTCAAGCCCATTTGCATAATTTTGAAACGTTTCTCGCAAGCTGTCTGCATCAAGAGTTGCACCTTCATTACCGGGAGTCACTTCAAACGAATATCCTGGAAACGCCCCTTTCCAAAACATCTCACCACTACCACTTACCACCTTACGAACATCCAACAATCTATTATATACGTGCTGCATTCTCGGAGTGCCATATATCTCAGAGGTATCCCTATTGTCGGCAACGTGAATCAGTCGAGTCCAATGCACCGTTTTCGTTTGGGAAATTGTTTCAGTCGAAGCCAAATCCTCAAACACAATATTATAAGTTTCAGGATAGCCATATCGAGGCGAATGTATGTCATTCACAACTCGTCTAATCGTTATATTACTTTCATCAAAAACTCTAACATACAACAATTTATGAGTGGCGTCGCCTACCTTTTCACCCGTACTCACATCAATTCCTTCTACAGGCTCTATCAATTCCTTCCCATCATCCAATCCTAATAATATCACACCAAAACTCCCTATACCACTAAGCACATCCACCCTCTGTAAAAAATGGTATATGTTCATATCTTTGTTTAACTGTTGCCACATCTTTTCAAACTCTGTTTCCGACGGGTCTTCTGTCTCGTAAATCTTAGGCAATTTAGCCCAACTTTCATCCGGCATCAAACTAACTACCTTTGTACCCAACCCCTCTCTATCATACATTGCCTTGTAATCATTTATCGTAATCGAATCAGGATACCCACAGGCATAGTTAATATCCTTACCCGGATTCAATAATCTCTGCAATACCTCTCGCCGAAATGTTGAAGCATTTAACCTCATTATAGATTCTGCCTGCTGCATCTGAAATGCGACCCGCTTTTCTTCATTTGAAACATATTTATTTCCCTCTTGAATTTTCTCAAATTTGGCTTTCTGTCTTTCCTGTGTAGTTTCATTAGCCATATTATTTTCCTTTCTTTCTGACAGGGAAAAATCCACCTACTATCCTCTTTCTTTCGGACAACCTGTTAAAAGCACCCGAAGCAGCATCCACCTGGTCTTTATATTTAGAGAATGGAAAGAACCTAAGCTCCTCCAAAAAAGCATTATTCCATTCCGCTTGAATCATACTCACATTACCGGCATTCACCTGGACGCTGAAAGGGTCTGCTCTCAATATCTTAGAGCCGGTTGAACCGGATGGCTTATCAATAAACACACTCCAACCAGCTAAACTTTTGATTGTGTTTTCTGCCGATTCCTTACCACCCGAACCTGGCTCCTGCTCAATCCCTATAATCACTTTGTAACCATCCACCATAGCAGTTTGTTTGATTATCTGTTCTCTTATTTCGCTACTCCATCGACCTCTCACTATATCCAAAATCCAATATCTCCCATCCCGATGTTTCTTCATCAACAAACCCACACTATAAGCACCCCCATCAGCAGTACCGGCCTTGTCCCAAAATCTCACTTCTCCCAACCATTTATTAATAGGCGTATCTATCACAATTCTTTCAACTTTAATCATTCCACCGCCAAGTGGCACAGGGTCTTGCAAAAATTGACCTGCATAGAAAAAATCACCACCTGTTTTCTTTTCATTAATTACACTCCATCCCAAACGTATCGGGTCCATCAGATTATCTTTGTAATAACGGCGTAATTTACGTGGTCTGATTTTAGGTGTTTTTTCTGCCGGTAGGCAAATATGCCTCAATCTCAAAGGTGCTTCCTTTTCACCGTTATCAATTGCAATTTGCTGGGCGTATTTTATCCTCTCAATCATATTATTAGTGGGGTCGTCCTGATGTAATCTCTGCATAATCAAAATTGTAGGTGTTTTAGCCTGGTCAACTTTTCTTTGTGAGAGAGTTCCGGTCATCCAGTCGTTTGTCGCTTTCAATTCTACTTCGCTCACGGCGCGATTCGGGTCGATTGGGTCATCCACTATAATAAAATGTCCGTGAAAGCCTGTGATAGTTCCACCTGTAGATGTGGCGTATCTCCATCCGCCTTTTGTATTCATAAAGAAACTTTTGCCAAATTGGTCTGCTCTCAATTGTATATTGCCGAAGGAAGCCCTGTATTTATCCGACAATATCACATCTCGATTCTTTCGACTCAAATCCATACTCAATTCTTTGTTATAACTACCACCAATAATCTGGGCCGGAGACATTCTTGTCCATACCCAGGCCGGAAACATTATCGAACAAATTGTACTCTTGGTGGAGCCCGGAGATATATTGATTATCAAATCGTATTCTTTCGGCAAATCAAGGAAAACACGCTCAGCAACCTTCTGTAGCTCGTTACAGAGATATTTAATATGCCAATTCCATACCGGAGCTTCCTCGATAATCACGCTCCAAAATTCCCGCACAAATTCATAGAAACACTCTTTTGTCACGCTCCTGATTAAATCAGTCTCGTCAAAACTAATATCAGACAAAGTATTTACACTATGATTTGTCATTGGATTTTTTTGCTTTCAAATCCTGCTTTTTCTGTCTCATCGCGGTAAGTATTTTTTTGCGAGTTTCAACAGGCAATTCCAACGAATCCACATTCACTACATTAGACATTATTTCACCCTTGAGTTCCATATTGACATCGACCTTATCGTTGTAACCACGGCCTCGATTATAAGTACGATTAGCGAATAAGGTGGCCCCGGAATCACCGCCTGCAATGAGCTTACATAAATGGTCTTCAAAAAAATTACCCTTATGCCATTCCAACTCATTTATCAGTTCACAGAAATCAGGGTCTTTCTTCCAGCCCTCGAAAGCCTGCCTGCTGAGATTGACCTTTCGCAGGGCATTAGAGATAGAAAAATTACTGCTTGTCCAGGCATAAATAAATAGTTGCTGCCGTACCCTCACTCCCCGCTTTGAGAGTATCGCTTCGATTCGTTCCGTACCGTTTTTAGCACGGTCACATTTGTTAATCTTGTCCCATAATACCCTCACTGAATTTGACATACGGCCATACACATAATCCCTAAAACTAAAGACACTGCCATCAGGTTTTTTGTAAGCTTTCCGGCCCATTTCAAGGGCCATTTTGAACACGGGTTTTTTCTTCTCCCACACAACAAAAGTTGCAAATGAAATGCCTAATGCAGCCGCTATCTTTCTCTCATTTAATCCTGATTTGGCAAGCTCATAAGTCTTTATGATTTTATCATTTTTCCAAACTGTTTTTGCCATCATTTTTTCCCTTCAAATTCACTACTATAAGACAAACAAAACATCATATCCACAACACAAAAAATTTGAAACTGCTATAAGGGACAAAATTTATATTGAGAATGGCTATATTTTTGAAAGATTTCTCCCTCAAAAAACGGCGTTTCCAAGCTAAAAACAAGGATTTTCAAGAAATTTTGAAGAACCAAAAAATTCTTTAGATTTTATACTTGACTTTTATAAGAGAACTTATACAATAGTAATAGATGTTATGGATGTTTGATAAGTTAATAATAACGGAACCTTGAGGCGGACCGGTAGGGTCGCTCAGGAAAACACCGCTTGAGTCTGACCGGGAAAGGTGGGTTCGACTCCCACACAGACTTTTAACTAATCAACCAACCTATTTTGAAAGGATGTATAATGAGTATCAAAAAATTCAACTATCAAGAAAAAATCAGAATCATCAAAGGCTGTTGGAAAGGATTCATCGGTAAAGTTGTTGGCTACGATAACCAAGAGTATAAGATAAAGTTTAGTGGACGTGGCCTTGTCACCACCTATGTTTATTTTCGCTCTCACAAAATGAGTAAACTTTAACACCCGGCCCCGCCCGGCCCGCCGGTCCGACTCCGGCACGGGGCTTTAACTAATCAATGACCTTTTTAGGAGTAGAACAATGAAAACCTCAAAAAAGTACAAACTAACTAAAACCAAACAAGGTTCTCTATTTCAAATCCAAGCGTTGCGAAGTTTTAATAATGTCAAAAAGGGTGACTTAGGTGGGTGGGTAGGCTCTGAAAAGAACCTCTCTCAAACCGGCACCGCCTGGATATTTGATGACGCCAAAGTATTTGATGACGCCACAGTAACTGATAACGCCACAGTAGCTGATAGCGCCAGAGTATTTGGCGAGGCTAGGATATTTGATGATGCTAAAATATTTGAAAACGCCAAAATATTTGATAACGCCGTAGTGTCCGGCGAGGTCTGGGTATCTGGCGAGGCCAAAATATTTGGTAACGTCGAGTTACTCGGCGCGGCTTGGATATCTGGCGATGCCGAAGTATTTGATAACTAATCAACCTATTTATTTGAAAGGACAGAACAATGAAAGAGCCTTGGGAAATGACAAGTGCAGAATACAAAGCCGACCAAAAAGCAAAGTGCAAACAACTAATACAAGAATGGAACAAAACCCTAAACAGCCTTGCACCGCCCACAGCAAAATTAAGTATTGTCGAAAAAATAGCTCTTGCCGAACGAGCAGGATTTACTCCAAAAACCGACGCATTCAAAAATGCAGCAGTAAATTGGGGCGAACACAAACTACAAATAGCGGTCGCAGTTCGCGAAGGCAAGCCGGTCCCCCACAATGTCCTCGAAGAATACAAAAACGAGACTGGAATATAAAAGCGGCATCCGGCCCCGCACGGCCCGCCGGTCCGACTCCGGCACGGGGCTTTAACTAATCAATGACCTTTTTAGGAGTAGAACAATGAAAAGTCACATCAAATTTGAGCAAGT